GGGTCGAAGTTGTCAATATACTGGAGGCAATTTTCAATGCCGTCACAGATCATGTCCTCACGGAACATGTAGTTAACAAAGTTAGGTTTATAAGATAGGTGTGTTGCGATCTTTAAAAAGCAAGAACCAATATAATTGGTAACTCGTGGGCGAGGTTTGCCTGTTTCTTTAGCAGCATGAACGTTTTGCCGAAAGTCAGTGATCGCAGCAAGGAACTCTTTATTATTGACGTAGTATTCTGTCTTTTTTCGGGTCATTACTGCATATGCCATGGTTTGTTACCATTATCATGTACTAAGGATAGCACAATGAATTGGATTTGTAAAGGGGGCTTGACAGAACCTCATAAACTGAGTACAATTAACCTTGTAGAGGTTCAGGTCAAGGTATTAGCTTTTATTAAAGATATCTTCTAAAGACTTTTTCATTTCTTTTACTGATCCTAGATATCCAGAATCACGAGTTAATTTCCCTGCTCTTCCAGTTAGACTCTTTCCATTTTCTAACCTCTCTAAAGTTTTTTCGTAGAAGTCTTGAATCATGGGATCAATTTCAGTCATAGTCATGATATGATCACGCTTAATAATAAACATGTTATCAAACGAGGCGCTGATCCATTCACTAAAAGAAAAACCAGATACTTCTAATTGACCTTTCTTTTGTTTTGCAGCTAGAACTTGGAGAGGGTTTTCTAATAATACTTTGTCTTCATCTTCTAAGTAGCAGACTTTAGATACTATCTCCTCTCCAGTTGTTAATTTTATTGTTGCATAGAATTCTTCTTCCATATTTAACTTGCTCTAAGGTTTACTTTTATTACCTCATACTTAAAATTTTCATCATTATAAATGTTGACTCTTTCATTCAAGTGCCGAAGCGTATAATTCTGACCGCCAATGTCATCAGCGATATCGTATAAAGTTGCAATATCTTTACCTTCACCTTTCCTAAGTACACGACCAATTGATTGGAGGTTACGAATGCGTGACTTACTTGGGGAAGCAAATATAATATTGTGTAATCGTTTAATATTAATTCCTGTAGAAAAGGTTCCGTAAGAAGCAACAATAACAGCGTTATTTTCCGTCTCGGTAATTTGACGAACAGCTTCTCTATCTTCTACATCAGTACCACCATGAACAAAAAATAATTTTCGTTCTGGGTCTATGGTATTATTTATCAACTCATAAAGTGGTTCCCCATGCTTTTCAATATAGTTAAATAGCACTAGGGTGTTACCCTCAATGTCTTTAACTAGGTTTTTAATAATATTATTTCTTCCTTTATGTTCTACGAGATATTCCATCTCATCATGATATGATTCAAAGTGTTGCGGAGCATGTTTACACAAAAGTATTTTTATTCTAAACTTAGAGAGATAACCAGATTTGATTAAATCATCTGTTTTAGTTACACGTTCACAATCACCAAACAATCCTTCCAACACCCACTTGTGAGTTTTACTCCCGTCTAGGGTTCCAGTAAAACCAAACCTATACTTGGCATTGTGTAGCTTAGTCATGATTCCTGTGAGGGACTTCGACTTAAATAGGTGTGCCTCATCTCCGATAACACAATCAATATCATCAAAGTATCTTTTTGGAAACTTGTAGATGGATTGCCAGGTTGAAATAATGATTGGTTTGTCAGTATTCTTATCTTTGCCTGAATATATCTTATGCACATGATCGTCAGCATTCCACCCGTAATCGTTAAAGTCATTGACCATCTGTTCTACCAAGGACGTAGTAGGGACGATGATCAGCGTCTTCTTGTTGGTAGCAGTATAGTATCGGACGAGGGAATAAATCATAAGAGACTTCCCAGATCCCGTAGGAGAAAGAAGTAACTTTCTATTATTTTTTATAGCTTCGTAGACTGCACGATATTGATAGTCGCGAGGTTGAATATCACCACGGACAATTTTATCCATGAATGTCTTTACACCAGCAGGAGAAACAAAACCGTTTAGGTCTTCAACATCTCCATACCAATCATTCCTTTCATACTCAACTTTATATTGTCTTTCGTATGCCCATGTCTCTAAGTGTTTTCTTAGACCATGATATAATTCACCTGTACCTGGTGAATACAAACGAATAGTTCCGTCCCAGTATTTGTATCTGGGATTCTTTTTTAAGAACTTAGCTTCAGGAACTTCAAAGGTAAAGTAGTCTGACAGTTCTTGATGAACATGTGGTTCCTTTGAATTAATTGTAATGTAAACTTCGTTCTTTTTTTTAATACTGAGAGTTGTCATCATTGTCCGTTAACAAATTTCTCCCACTCAATAGCACTCTTGACCTGAAACCCTCTATTAGAAATTTGACGCATGACTTGATCTAACCAGTACAACATCTGATCTAGATACTTGATTTTTGCCTCAAGGTTAATGATCTCATCATCACTCTCAAGGTATGTTTTCATTTTCTCGGAAGTCTTAATGCTTGATCCAAATGGTTTAGCGGCGTAAACTTTAGCGTCTGCCTCTCCAGAGTAATACTCACGCTTTTCCCTAACCAATTTACGGATCTCAAATTCAAGTGAAGCTTTGATCTGAGAGATGTCAGTGTAATGGTTTAAGTATTTATTATGTTGAAATGGGATGTTAAGAGCTAATTGTCCTAAGTCTGTGGTATACTGTTTACTCTTGAACTGAAAATCAACTGCAGAATCTTCCGCCCAATCTGCTCTTAACTGTTCAAATTTATTACGAAGAGAATCAAAATTCATAAAAGTTTCATTGTTTTATCACGAAGGAAGAACTGCTGGTGCTTGAATGTCACCTCCGCAGTAATATATTCCACATCAGTTATTGTAGCATCAAATTGTAGGTTACTTAAAGATACAGGAAATATATCCCTAAACTCTACAACAAATGCTGGGTTGTATTGTGAAGTAGTGATATGTAATTGTGCGTTAGTATAGATATCTAATTCATTTGTTGTTCGTTGCATCTGATCTGCATTGCCATTATCTCTCATCCATTTATGAATAGAGTTATAATTAACTAGATCTTCGTCAACAATAAAACGCACGACAAAATCCCCGAAGTTAACACCACCGCCAGGTACGATAGGCAAATTCCTAAAAGGACTTGCTACATCAATGGTAGGCATGTTAACATCGGGGACATTTGCTGATTGGCAAAAGAAATCTACTCCATCAAACTTCTCTAGTTTAAGGAGATAACCAATAGGGTTTAAGAAGTTCCTATTTCTAGGTTGTTCTTTATACCATTCAGCAGACATATCAACTTCCCAAGCTATAACTATTTATGGGTTGTTAAATTAACGTTGAAATACTCTTTGAATAGGAACTTGTTTTAATTTATCGATAACATCAGACTCGACTCTACTAACAATTTTATCTAACAAGTCTACATCTATGTGCATGAAAGGTGGGATAATACCAAGCAGACGAAGTAAACCATCCACAAATAATGCAAGAGTTGTGAATCCTAAGATCATACTAATAACAGTAGCGTCCCGATTATGTTTCGCCATTGAATCTTCGTCTATCTTTCTAGCTTCACTAACTGCTTTCTCTACTGCTTGTTCAATCAGTATGTCAATTTCTTCTTTTGTGTAGCTAGTCTGGTTGGTCTTCATTGTTCCAAAAGTCTTCCCAGTCTGTGTCTGAGTTTGTAACATCCTTAATATTTTTATTATCTAAGTAAGCTAATTTAATTCCTCTTGATTCTAAAACAATTTTTTTAGCTTCGGTCATTTGTTTATGATAAAAAACAATTGGTTGTTCATGTAATCCAATATCACCACTCATCTAATTCCTCCTCTTCGTCCCATACTTCATACGGTCCATATTGCATACGTTTTAATTTTTCAGTCTCTGATCTAAATGATTTTGTTTCTGATATCCAAACAACAAATTTCATTACAATAAAAATTGTTGCTAGTGGAGACAAACATAATAATAATATTAATGATTGATTCATTGACTATATTCGTTTATGATATCTAATACCTTATCTAGGGAATTATGAGCACCGTCATACCACTGACCTGTCTGACCTGTTAGACTAGAACTAGTATCTTTATCATACAATTCAGTTTTTAATTTATATACCTTTGCAAGCATGTCTGTTTTACGTAAGCTACCACGAGGCATAATAATTAATCGATACTACTCCTATTTAAGCATAAAAAAAGGGACCCCGTAGGGTCCCTGTGTTGATTTCGTAACCGTATCAGGTGAGGTTCGCAACGCGAACACGTCTGTAATACTGGTTGCGGTTGTGTGTAAGTGCCTCGGCATCAGGTGTGCCGTT